ACCGGAGCGTCCGGCAATCAGCGGAGCGAAGGTCATTCGGACCACGCACAAGAGCCTTGGGGAGTACGAGTCCATTACCCCGAAGAACGGCACTGACTTCACCGGAGACGAGATCCACGCAATCGTCGGCGGGTACTTCGAGATAGTCCGTCTCGACTCCCGCAACATCATGTTGGTCGACGAGGAAGGGCTGCTGAAGGGTAAGCCCGTGAATACGGGGGCCAGCCTCATCTCAGGGCAGAACATCGTAGGCGACGTCCTGGTGTGCCCGATGGACATGGTGAGGTGATGGATACAGTCAACACCCGCGCTCTGGCGCAGGCTATGACGGTTCACCCGCGCTGGCTATGTGGGCTGGTCGCACAGAGGGTGGTCACAGACCTGCGCGTAGACAGACGTAAAGGCTTGCCGCTGTTCTATGGCCTAGACGAAGTGGGTCAGGCTGTAATAGCGCAAGAATTACGGCGACTTACCTGTAACTACTGCATCATCCGAGAGGTGGTCGACAGGTACGACGAGAACCCAGGCAACCGGCACACCATCTACTCAATCGGCGGTCCCGTGCAGATACGGGTAATCCCCGAACGAGTAAGGCTGTTCGCCGCAAGCGTTTTCGACAAAGCTCACCAGATACAGTACGGCACACCGAGCGTGTACTACAGGGAGAAGTATGCTGACACAGAAAGAGGGGGAAATCGTCCTGCGGTATTACACTGACCGCCAGAGTGTCAGGCAGATAGCTCGCCGCCTCGGGTACGCCCAGGATTATGTCCGCAGGGTACTCCACAAATTCCATGTGGAGAATCCGTCGGTAATGCCTGGAGATCCGATGTCTCGTACACCAGAACAGGGCTGTGACTGTGCTATCTGTCAGGGCTGGAAAGAAGGAGACGAATGAGCAAACCTAACTTCGTACAGACTCCAGACGGGGAGCTGTACGGCACCATAGTCCCTGACGCCACAGCCGGGGACACCGCAGGAGAAGGGAATGTCTGGGTACGCCCAGGCGGCACACTTGACGTACAGCGTGTGGCACTGACTGATCTCATCCCGATCAAGGATGCCATTGACCTGTTCAAGTGTGGGGATAGAGTCCGTGTGTCTGAGCAGCTCAAGACCCACGGGGGTAAGGTCTACACCGTTGCCATCATCCCGGAGACAGGTAGGCGTGTGCTCCTCTCGGTGGATGGGAAGTCCAAGCCTTTCCACATCATCATGCTGGAGCGCCTACCACGGCGACCGGACAAACCAAAGGCACGGAAGAAAGACAAATGAGTCCTACCTGTAAGCACGAGAAGACAGAGATCGAGAAGCGCACAAAGAAGCGTAAGGTCTATGTCAGGTTCATCTGCGTTCGCTGTGGTCACCGCTCTGGGTGGCAGTACAGCCCATCACTCACCGCTCTTGACGAAGAGCAGCGTACCAACCAGTAAGCCTAATTTCTAGGCATTCGATCCCATTCAGATCAACTCAGCAAACAGTCCAAATGAGAGCCGATTTTGTTGGCGCTTTTTTGCCCTTTTTCGGCTCATTTCGCTCGCCGTCGCGCGAGGCCCCCCGAGGAGGTTCACATGCAACCGAAGCCCTGGCCCATGGTCAAGGCCGACACCGCAGCCCCGTGGCTCGTGATCGACGTCGAGACGACAGGGTTCCGCAACAGACACGAGATCACCCAGTTGGGCATGATCCATCTTCCGGGCGGACTTGACGGCAAGGCGGTGGAACACTTCTACTACGTTCTGCCTGGAAACGTGGACGCCCCGGAGGAGGCAGACCCGGTCGCCTTGGAGTTGACGGGCTACGACCCGCAGCTTTGGCGCGACAGGGGCTACTCGGTAGCTGAGGTGTTGAAGCACTTGTTCAAGCTCTGGGAGGGCTGCATCCTGGCGGCGTACCAGCTACCGTTTGAGCTGCGGTTCATCGACAACGCCTCGAAGCGTACTGGCATCAAGCCGAGGGAAAGACCCCGGCTGAACGTGGATGCTCTGACGCTGGTGAGGCCGATGAGAAAAGCAAACGTGATCGAGAACGCTCGCCTCTCCACGGTGTGCTCCCATTTCGGGATCTCCCTGGAGGACGAACACAACGCACTCGCTGACGCCAAGCGGTGTTACGAGCTGCTCAAGTCAATGAAGGGGAAGCTATGAAGTACGTCTGCACACTGGTCGTGGCGCTCGCTCTTGCAACCTCGGGTTGTGGAGCCTGTATCTCCGAGGCCACGCGATGCCACGGTCAGGAGGCTCAGGTCTGCGACAGCCGTGGACACTGGAGGACCGTCATGGACTGCGATGATGTCCAGGGCGATTCGCCTTTCACCTGCGGCGAGGAGGACGGTGACCACACCTGCCTTCCCGACACCATGGAAGGGGGCGCAGAATGAAGGAGCTGACACCATCGCTGGTCGCTGACTTCTGGGCATTCATGGAGGAGCGGTACGACACGACCGTACTGCACAAGGACGATGATCTGATCAAGATCATCCGTGCAGCCGGGAACAAGGATTGGTCCGAGATGTTCCGCAATCTCACCAATCTCAACCAGGGTGACGAGATCGGCCTGGTTGCACTGTTCCTCGCCAAGCTCGGCCACATCGACGTGGCACGGTTCATGGAGCGGTACACGACCACGCTCGGCGACCGCATCTACGTTCCGTACAACCCTGGTGAGGCAACCCCGGAACACAGCCTGAAGTCGCAGCTTCTCACCTGTGTCCATGAACACCGCCACGTCAAGCAGTTCCGCGAAGCGGAGCTACACGGCATGTCCTTCGCGATCCGCTACTTGGCCGACCGTGCCCAGCGAGCGATCTACGAAGCCGAGGCGTTCCGTGCAGCTCTGGAGGTGGAGTGGTTCCTGTCGGACGGCAAGCTGACAGAGGCCCAGGTGTTGCGTCGCCCGGAGATTCTGGTCGACTACGCCTGCGAGGCCGCCGACATCGAAGTCGCCAAGCAGTACCTCAAGATGAGCTTCAAGACCATCAAGCATGGTGGCTCCATCGATAACATCGCTCGGGTCGCAGTGGCCTGGCTTCGGGTTCGTCTGGAGGACTAGGCACATGGCCGGTAGAGGGAAATTACCAGACCGAGTTGCTGGGAACACTGAAGTAGAAAGTTTCCTGGATGCTCGGTTCTTCCCTCCTCGGCCTGAGTACAGTGGCAGGGGTCGCCCTCCCGCTCCACCGCCCCCGGAGGTATTGCGTGTACCGCTGGAGGCGAAGACGTGGGAGGGTTTCCTTGCCGCCCTCGATCTACTCAGGGCCGCAGTCGAGGGAATGGCGTGTCAGCCTGATCAGACTCAGATCGCACACATCCAGATCTCAGTCGTGGATGTGTGCAGTCTGGTACGGGAAGAGCGGGAACATGGCATTCCCGTATTCCCTACAGGACAGGGGAGGTTCGGAGCATGATAATCAGAGTCGTACAGCCGGTGGCGGCGATGCTTGGGTCTGTCGCGGATATACGTGAACAGATCAAGCGTTGTGCATACGCCGCTGGTATATCCCGTGGGCGTGTGGATGCGGAGCCAAAGTTGGGAGAGTCGCAGGTACTCCTCAGTAAGCTCCTGGGCATAAAGCCATTCGCTCACGAGTCTGTGTTGGAGCACTCAGCGGTCTCATTCCTGTTTCGATGTTCTCGCATCGCTACACATGAGATCGTCCGTCACCGGCTGTGTGCGTTCACTCAGTCATCAACAAGGTACATCGAAGAGGGCAACGTCATCACGGTCATCAAGCCCCCTGACATGCCCGTGACTGACCTCGGGGACTACGATCTCTCCCACGACGACTGCGGATCTGTCCTTGAGCGGAAGGTTTACAAAGTAGGCTTGCCTAATCCACCGTCGTGGGTGTCCTCCGCAGCTTTCGCCTTCAACGACTACCAGGAGGCGCGCAAGCATGGTGTGAAGAGGGAGTCAGCACGCTACCTTCTTCCACACTGTCTGGCGGCGCACATCGTTGTAACGGCGAACTTTCGTCAGTGGCGGCACATGATCGCCCTACGTACCCACAAGGCTGCTGCTCCTGAGATGAGGCTATTGTTCGGCAATGTACGTGGCGATCTGTGTCGGATCAGCCCTATGCTTACAGAGGGTCTGTGATGGGACAGGGTGCAAAGATGGCGAAGTATCCGCTGTCGCCAGCGTGTTGCCAGGAACACAAGCCTGGAAAGGATGGCGTGTGCCGGATCTGTGGTACGCGGGTAATGTGCAAGCGGTGTGATGGCGTGTTCAACGAGGACGTGCAGGAGTACGCCGACGGACTGTGCAAGAACTGCCACATTGAGCTGATGGCGGCGCAAGGGGATGTAGACGTGGGCTGGGAGCCATGGTTGCGAGGTGATTCTGTGATGAAGATTGGCGACAGGTGCCAACGAAGGGTCAGGGAGTTCATGGAGGCTGTTGGGCTGCACACATCGCGGACTGTGAACTTGGCTATGAACTACAGCCTGCTCCGCGAGCTTGTCCGTGAGGAGGCTGCGGAGTTCAACGAAGCGATGATGGCTCTGGAGTCCGCTGTGCAGGATGGGGGCTCGATGGAGGCTATCAAGGAGGCGCAGGTAGAGGTCATCGACGCCATCTGTGATACCATCGTTGTGCTACACAACACGACTAACGCGATGGGCATCGACATCGCTCCGTTCTTCGATGAGGTCCATCGGAGCAACATGGCGAAGGTCGGTGGTCCTGTACGAGAGGACGGCAAGAGGCTGAAGCCCGAGGGCTGGAAGCCCCCAGCACTCAGACCGATCCTGGACGAACAGTACAGACGCAAATAGGCCACAGGCCGGAAAGGGGGTGTAATGCTCCTTGACATCAAGACAATAAAAGAGCACCCCCTGACGATCAGCCCCGTGATCGCAGGGGACGACGAACCGAAGGTCATAGCGTGGCAGGTAGCTGTCATGTACCCGACGAAGATCATGGGGCACTACATGGGCCGAACCCATCCCGACAGTGGTGTGTCTGCGCCTACGTTGGAGGAGGCTCTGGTACGGCTTGAGAGCAAGCTGGGGGAGCGCCTGGTCCGTAGTCCATCCGTGCCTGATCCGAAACCGATCACCCTTCCGGTGGTAGCTGCCCCTGAGAGGGCTGTTAGGAGATAAGATGCCGCAAGAGAAGAACGACCCCGCTCCCGACTTCACGCATGAGTCGGCTCTGAACTACCTCCTCGACCGCATCGAGTCTCTGAGGGGGCCTGGCCGCAAGGAGGAGGGTGGTACGAAGGTCAACGACGTGTTGCGCTCAAGGCGCTACCTCATGGATATGTCCAACCTGTTCACCGCGCAAGACCAAGTCACACGCTGGCTGGAAAAGCAGGGTGAGTCGGATGGTGAGTCCGATGACGGCTGATGCACACGAGGAGCTACACGAGGAGTACGAGACTGCCACGTTCGGCCTGTGGGTGGACTGTCCTCCCCGCACCGTGTTGAACGAGGGCTACTTCCGTGCCGCTCGGGACCTCGGGTTCACAGAGTTCGCAGTGATGATCGACGACGCTCCTCGCAGGTGGAAGCCTACGTGGTCACTGGGTCAGTGGGAGCGGCTGTGCAGGTTGGCTGACGAGTTCTCAGTCAGTCTTGCCGTCACGACCTGGCCGTACCCGGACAAGCGCACACTGGACACCATGTACGCCGACATCGAGCACTACGTCGGTATGGCTCCCTTCGTGGTGCAAGGAGAGGAGTCAGACACGGAGTTCAACTGGAAGGCATCGAAGGTCAAGGGCTTCCGTGGCCGTACCATCGCAGGTCGTGGTAGGGTGTCAGCCTTCGACCTTGCTGGGGACTACCTCGTGGATCTCAAGCGTGAGTGTGCGGCCAGCGTAGGGCGCGAGAGAACCGAGTTCAAGTGCCCACCCCCGCTGTGTTACCAGGAACCTCACAAGGAGCAGACCACGTTCGCCGGTCACCTTGAGGCTGGTCCAAATGCGGACGTCGCCCCTCACATGGACATCATGTTCATGCAGATGTACTCCGTAGCCACGCGGAAGCGCACCAACGCCGAGGGTAAGCGCGTGAGCTATCCTGTGCCTTGGGGCCATACCTACGGTCCTGGGAACATGCAGAAGTGGTCCATCGACAGGGCTCACCTCATCCCTGGCGTGCCTTCAGGGAAGGTTCTCCTCGCGGCTGGCCTCGCAGGGTGGAATCAGAAGTTCCAGGGGCACAGTATCGAGGAAGCCATCCGAGAAGCATTCCTGGAGACGATTCTCCTCGGTATCAGGCGCATCCGTGTCTGGTCCTCAAAGTGGCTACTCGGGGCAAGGTCAGACAGCGCGAGACAGCGTGAGGTGCGTCGGTGTATGGCCCTCATGGGTCAGATGCTCAGGTGGTTCCGTGTCGAGGAATTCGAGGAGATGCTGGTCACTTCAACGGGGGTTGGGAGTGGGCCAGAATGACTGCGAAGCACAGAGATGGATCTGTAACGCCTATCCCTACTGAGGACTGGGCAGCCATAACTCGTAACATCTCCACCATGAGCAATACAGTGGTGAAGATCGAGAGTGCGGTTGAGACGATCAAGGACGACCTTTTGCCGCCTGTGGCCGAAGCCGCCAAGGTTGCAAAGGAAGGCGTCATCCGTCTGGAGGAGAAGCAGAAGGTCAACCAGAAGCGCCTGGGAGCGTTGGAGAGTGCGAACCCGTCTGACCACGATCCTTGTGAGATGGTCATAGAGCATGGTAAGGCGATCTCGGCCCAAGAGCGTGAGCTTGCGGGTTTGTCCAAGTGGAGATGGTGGCTGATGGGCATCATCGTCACGGCTATCGTGATCGCAGGTGGATGGGCGACTCGCTCAAGCAACGAGCTTACCGCTGTACGTACAACTGCAACAAGTCACTCTGAGGCTCTGAAGCGCCACGACGCATCCATCGAAGCCCTGGAGAAGCAACGTCAACGTGATCTGGAAAAGATCGTCGAGGGCATCAACGCCGTACCGACGAAGGTACGTGCTGCTGTACCACAGCCGACCATCGAGGACGCCTTGGATGCTCAACCCTTGACACCTCGTGAGGAGCGCCTTGTGCGAGAGATTCTCGATAGGGCGCGTAAGAGGGGCAACGGAGGGTAACATGGAGTTGTGGAAGATAGTGCTGGGCGTGACACTGAGCCTACTGCTGGTGTTCGTCGTACTACCGCTAGCCACATGCGGGGCGCTAACCTGTAGCGGCTGCGTCGTGGGGTTTGGGGCCTGTACCAGTGCGCCCTTAGAGTAGCCCTCGGGCTGCTCGCTTGGGCCGCCATAGTCATTACGTTCCTTGTTGTGCTGACCTATATGTAGGTGTAACACCTACTTTTCAAGAATGTTTCCGAGCAGCCTGTTGTGGACATATACTCTAGTACAGGGAGGTAGATATGGGCCGCAACAAATACCCATACGAAGTCGGTACGCGCGTTAGGGCGCGCTGCGTCATTACTGAGGGTGGCGGTGACACAATACCAGTGTACTCCGCAAAGTTCCCTACAAGGTCTTACGTACACGCCCGCAAGGGTTCTCCAGGTACGGTTATGGGTATCGACGACGGTGTGCCGACCGTTAGGTTTGACACCACCAGAACCGCAACAGTCGTGGGACCTCACGAGGTTGAACCTATGGACCAGCACAACCCGTTCTGGTACACAGGTGACGCTGTCGAGATGTGGTGCAAGATGTTGGCTGATCTGGCGGCGATCACCTGGGAGGACGCACTACGAGCCCCGGAGGACTTCTACGCACAGCCGAAGTTCTGGAAGGCTGGTTGGAGGAATGAGCACAGCGAGGCTCGTACCGTCGAGATCCTTTGCGAGCAAGGGGCTCTGTGACGGCGCTATCGAGGAGGACAAGTGCCAGGTGTGACACAGTGGGATCTCAACTGGCTAGGCATTCTAGCCTACCTGTTCAAGACCATCATGCGGATTGTGATGAATCCGCTGGTGGCTATCAGAGCATTGGGCGATCTGATTCGGATCGTCCTGTCCGGCGGCATCTTCACAGATGTCGAGTACACAATGGAGGGATAGCATGAGTAGGGTGAGTTTGAAGCCGTCTGAGTGGGCGGCAGGTGAAGGCTTCACGGAGATCGTCGTGGGGCTCGACAAAGGGGGCATGTTCGATCATCCCCATTACTTCTTCATGGCATACAAGGACCCTGACGCCGATCCGCCGATCTGGCAGGGTATGGTGTCGGACGACGCCCCCTCGCAGTGGGAGGTGTTGGAGTTCCTCGACAAGTATGCAGACAAGGAAGACGCCAGAGACGCACGCGAGCGTGTGGCGTTGGACTTCGATCCTGGGCAGACTATCGAGGAATCCAAGAGGCAGATCGTCGTCACCGAGTCCTCCGAGTACATCCCAGGTATCGGCAAGGTGTCAACTGTTCGCCTCGGTCTGAAGCGATGAGAGTGTGGCATCCTATCCCGCCGTTCTGTCTCGACAGACAACGGTTGCTCGGGGAACACCGTGAGATCCACGCCATCGCCCGCATTCTCATGAAAGAGAGGGCTGGTATCAGGCGCGGATACAGCAACCACCCCGAGGTCAAGCGGTGGAGGAGGCACATAGGCCCTCTCATCGCCAGGCATAACCGGGTCGTCGAGGAGATGGAGCGGCGAGGATACAAGCACAAGTCACCTCTCGACGACTACCTGGACAACGACAGTGCCAAGTTCCCTGAGCCATGGGAACCTGTCGAGCGCATGAGGGCCAAGCTGGCTGAGAAGCAAGCTCCCAAGAAAGAGCCTACCGACGCATGGACTCGGCTCTTGAATTCCGTGACCAAAGGATTGCCTTCCTCCGCTGAGTTGTTGGACGGCGACCCTGGCAAGGCCCAAGAGTACATAAGGAGACAGCAGGATGAGTGAGTGTTACTGTACCGTCATAGACGGCAAGAAGTACCTCTGTGAGCGGTGTGTCGAGGAGCAGCGTGAGCGTGATCGGGGTCCGATCAAGCACAGAGACAAGCTCCTGGCTGAGATCGCAAAGGGGCTCGACTGGCTGGAGCGCGGCACATCCTTCGGGCGGTGTCCGCTTCATGCAATCGAGGTTTCACTTCTCCAGGACGGTGAGGTCGTGCTGTCTACCTCACTGGTCACCGTTCTTGACTACCTCGCCAATGGCACCTACTTCAACGAGTCGTCCGACTGGTCAGAAGCAGACGTCGCCAACGTCCGTACAATTTAGTACCCACCGCAAGTACGTTCCGTACACAAACACCCCAACCAAGGTCAGGCATGGAATACGACATTAGGACACTCCTCGGAGACCACGCTTTGCCCTCGATTTGGGCAATGAAACATCGGTTCCTGGGCGGGGCTCCGTTGCAGTTCTACTCAAAGAAGGACCCGTTCAAGCACCGCCCATTTCACGTCATGCCCATGGACGACTGGTCTCAGACCATCGTTGTACGCAAGGCGAGACAGATGGGCTTCACTGAGGTTTTCATCAGCAAGATGATTCACCTCGCAACTCTCATCCGGTCCATGACGGTCTACACGCTGCCCAAGGATCGTAAGGCCGAGGAGATTGCGCGTACACGTATCGACATCGTCGGTAAGGAGATGCACCCAGACCGCTTCGACGAGTCGGTACAGAGCACCTTCATCAACTGGCGTAGCCTGATGCACAAACAGTTCGCTCCGAAGATTGGCGGCGGTGAGAGCAACCTGATTGTGACAGGCAGTTGGAACGAGGACATCGGTGAGTCCACTGCGTGTGACGTCGCCGAGTTGGACGAGTACGACCGCATGAAACCTGGCGTCGTGACAGCGTTCAAGATGTCGTTGCGGTCATCGAAGATTGGGGCTCTACGTCTGTTCAGCACACCCTCCTTCCCGAACATGGGCGTGGATGAGCAGATCAAGACCACCGACAATAAGAAATGGGTCTGGACCTGCTCAGGTTGTGGTCACCGCCAGCCATTGACCCGCGCAAACCTCCTCCAGACCAAAGGACCCGACTCCCTGATCAGCAGGCTTGAGACACACGACAAGACTGCTCACTTTGATCCGGGTACGTTCATCATCGGCTGTATCAAATGCCGTAAAGAGTTCAACCGTATGAACGACCATGCGGAGTGGGTTCCTGAACGTCCTGGTGCGGAAGCCTCCGGTTACTCCACGTCACAGCTAGACTGTGCGTGGATCTCGGCTGACACCATCATGGCTGACTGCCGAGACCAGGAAACACCGGGACTGCGGCAATGGTACAACTACTCCCTCGGAGAAGCCTATGCTGGTGACGCTGGGCGTGTCGCTGAGGGGTTGGCATACAGTCTGGTCGAGCCTGATCTGTCAACGATCACCGACCGCAACAGGTTCGACCACAGGTTCAAGAACGCAAAGGTCGCTATCGGTATCGACTGGGGCAAGTCCAACTGGTTCCTGGCTCTAGGGCAGACACCGGAGTTCGCCGTACCGCTGATCCTTGACGTGCAGATGTTCGTAGACACAAACGACCCCGATGATACCGTGCGAGCCGCTCTTGAGTTCATTCGTCTGTGGCGTGCTGAAGCCGCTATCGCTGACGCGGGCTACGGACAGGACCGCAATCCGAAGCTCTACAAGGAGCTTGGCGAGCGTTTCTATGCTTGTCAGTACCCAGCCGCCGGTACACGCCAGGCAACGTCCACTCCGATCTTCGGGCAGAACCCGACGACAGACCCCTCGCCTATCGTGGCGGTGGGCAGGGCTCCCAGACTGAAGCAGACAATCCTACGGCTCACTTCGCAGCCGTCAGGTTACAGGATAATCGCGGCACCGCGCCCTATGAAGTACCTGGACCTTCTTGATCTGCACTTTCGCGGTGTCGCCATCACGGCAGAGCCTACGAAGACGGGGGACCTCATCGACGAGGCAGTAACCCTCGGGCCTGACCACTGGCTCCACACCGTCGGCTATGCGGACATCGGCCTAGAGTACATCGCGATGCGGAACCAGAGGATAATCGAGTTGGATGCACCAGGCTCCATCGCGCCAAAGGACGGACAGATAGACGTGATGCCCTCTCCCGAGGATGTTGTGGAACTACTCGACGGCATAGGCGCGGGATTCGACCCCTCCGGGGGGTTTGGGGGCTGGTAGCAAGGAGGTAACAACCAATGGAGGTCCAGCATGGGACTACTTGGTGATTTGGCCTCGGCAGTCGGTCACGGCTTGGACCTTTTCAAAGCCGAGGTCGAGGTGCCGGGGATTGACGAGGTACGCGGTCCCGGTGGGCCAATGGTCGCAGACCCGTTCGTTTGGGCTCTCTCCTCTGCTGCATACAGGGAGAAGCCTAGTCGGGTTGGGTATGAGACGCTGCGTTACCTCTGTCACAGGGATTCGATCCTTTCAGCAATCTTCTTCACGCGGATTGGTCAGCTCATGCCCTTCTCCAGGCCGAACCTGGACGAAGACTCTGAGATGGCAACGGGTCGAGCCAACGGCTTTCGTGTGCGACTCAAGAAGGGCGCTGGAGAGCGCCTGGACGCGACGAAGCAGCGTGAAGAGGTGATGACAAAGTTCATTCAGAACTGCTCTCGTGAAGACGTCCCTCAGAGGGAGAAGCACGAGAGGGGCTTCGCTTCGTTTCTCAAGAAGTTCGTGCGCGACCGATTGGAATTGGATCAGCCGTGCGGGTTCATTGAGTTGGACCGTATCGGTTCTCCTCGGCAGTTCTACGCCATCGACGGTGCGACTGTCAGAGTGGTCGATCCGGCCAAGTCGCAGGAGTACGACTACGTACAGGTCTACCAGGGCAAGGTCGTCACGAGGTTCCGTGACGAGGAGTTCATGTTCTGCCCTGAGAACATCACTACCGCCATGAAGCAGAATGGCTACGGTGAATCAGAGGCCGAGATCGCAATGAGGATGGTCCAAGCCCACCTCGGCATCGACGAAACTAACTCAAGGCAGTTTCAGCCGGGTTCGATGCCGAAAGGGATGCTCACCCTTACGGGCGCGGACATCAACGAGCAACAGCTTCGCTCTCTCGAAGCTCGGTACAAGGCGCAGGTAGCGACCTTCCGTGGGAAGCACAAGCTCCCGCTACTTCCGATCTCTCGGGGTGGCAGGATCGACTTCATCCACTTCCCCCAGGCAACAGACATCGAGTTCGGTGCGTTCCTTGACTACATCGTCAATCTCTGTTCTGCCCTCTACCGTATTGATCCTGTTGAGATCAACTTCCCCAACCGCAGTGGTGGTATCGGAGGTGGTGGCAACATGATCAACTCGGCCCCGGAGGCAACAAGGCTGACAGCCTCGCGTGACAAGGGACTACGCACTCTGGTTGACTTCATAGAGGACTGCATGAACCAAGAACTCATGCCCGTCCTCGACCCGCAAGGGGAGTTCGAGTTTCAGTTCACCGGCTTTGACCGGCAATCGGAATCAGATCGGATGACGCTCGACCGCGAGAAGAGCAGCGTCTACATGACGATCAACGAAGTCCGCGAAGCACACGGTATGGAACCCATCGAGCATGGGGACATCATTCGTGACCCCAGTTTCATGCAAGAGAAACAGGGGGCGATGGGCGAACAGGGTGCGGACGGGGAAGACGACACTGACGCTGCCGAAGCCGGCGGCGACTGGGATTCGCAATGGCCCTCTGGTGAGGGTGACTTGTTCTAACAGCAACTTCATCGAGGGGCCGCAATCTCTGGAGGAAGCAAATGTTTTCGATCTACAACAGCGGGCTCGCGCCGCGCCTCAAGGCGCAGATCGACGCGCCGAGCCTCACCCCCGATCAGGCACGTCGGTTCGTGGCGTCGCTTCTCAAGGGGGCTGCACGACACGCGATCAAGGACCAGTATATGTGGTCCAAGTACCGCACCCAGGAAGGTCAGCGGTACTTCAACGACGGCGACAAGCGGCACTTCTGGGCCAAGGCCAGCCAGGCATTCAAGAACGAGGTCGTTCGCTGTGCCAGCCAGGCGATCTTCGATCAGCTCCACGGTCTCGCAGGGGCCAACCCCAACGTCCTCAAGGGCATCGACGCCATCTCTGAGGAGGCCGCGCGTCAGGCTGTCCGTGATGCCATGGACGAGGAGCTTTCCTTGTACGAGGCGGGCAACGTCCCCAAGCCTACACCGGAACCCTCAGAGGCACCGACCAACAAGGTGTCCGGTGGCATCAACATCAGCTCTCCCGAGGGTGTTTCGGCGGCTGCCGTTCTCCCGTACCTGGAGAGGGCGGTCACCATGGACCTGCACAAGTCCCTCGCTCCCGAGGACAGGCCCAACATCGAGCACTTCGTTCCGCGCGATCCGAGCGCACTGGATATGTACCGACGATTCGGCACTGTCCCCAACGGCTACGTCGATCTGGTTCAGATCAGCAAGATGTCCCCAGCCTACGCGCTGGAGATGCAGAAGTCCGGTATCCCCATGCTGCAAGAGGCGTACTTCAAGCGGGACGTCGCGCAGCGTGTGGCCGCCGACATGGCGTGCAATACGGACAACTGGATCGAGTTCCTCCGCACCTTCGCCCCCATCAACGATGTCGCCTTGCAGAAGGGTCACAACCCCCAGGACGTCTCGATGCTCGACCGTCTCGGCGGTGAGTCGACCGTCAGGCAGGCTCCCATGTTGGCTCTCCAAGCCATCGCCGAGTGCTACGCCGAGACCGATCTCAGGAAGGCGCACGACATCATCGCCGGATTCAGTGGTGATCCGTCTGCGGTCATGGCGGCGATCCACTTCGACGACCTGCCCAAGATGGAGAAGGCGGCTGGTGCCGCGATGGCTCCGACGGTCAAGGAGAACCTGGAAGGTGCCTGTCAGACCGAGGGCTGTAAGTCCCGTGCAACGAAGAAGCTGACCTTCAAGGGCAACACCGAAGGTCTGTACTGTGAGGACTGCGCCCGTGAGCTGAAGAAGGGCGGCAACGTCATCGACAACTGTTCTCTCACGCGCAAGGGCTACGAGGAGCTTGCGGACCAGGCCGACGCGCTCTTCAAGAGCTACGGTCTGCCCGGCTTCGCCTCGGGCGGCCCCACCGAGAAGGACGTCGCTCCTGCTCCGAAGGACATGGGAGGTCCGTATGCGTGGCAGATGGACAACCCGCCGATGAGCATGGGTGGACCTTCCGCCCCGTCCATGGCGACACCGCCGAACAGCAAGGGTCCGAAGGCGCGGAAGGTCAAGGCTGCTCCGTCGAAGGGGCCTGGTCCCTCCGCTCCTGACGCACCGCGAGCGCCTGGTAAGATCTCAGGACCCTCCGCAGACGGCTTCACTCCGATGGAGCTGGAGGCTGCGAAGAAGGCCATGAGAGGGAAGGGTGCGGAGCCGCCGGATACCCGTCGGCCTCTCATGACGGAGCAGGAAGACAAGCTCAACGCTCTGTCACCGTCCAAGACCGCTGGCATCGACATCCTCGGGTCCACGGTCACCAAGACTCCCGCAGGCCAGTTCAGGGTGTACTGTCCGCACGACGGCGGTCACACCAAGATCGTCAAGGATGCACGCGCGGCCATGAACCAGGCCGCGCAGTTCCACTTCGAGTACGGTATCCGCCTCAAGAGCAACGTCATCGACGATGGTGAGTTCGCCATGCTCAAAGCCCTCGGGTATGAGGAGGTCTGATGCCTCTCATCAAAAAGGTCATCACCAACAAGGCAGGTCACCGACAGACTGTCTACGTCCGTGCTGACCCGGAACCTGGCTCCGGTATGGCTGCGCGTAAGCGCATGATCGAAGAAGCCCGTCAGGGTTCTGCCGAACAGGCTTCCGCTTCGTCGAAGGCAAAAATGGAAGGTGTGGAAACCAAGATTGCGGCCATGAAGGAGGGAAGCTCTCTGCGTGTTCACGACGTCATCGTGCGTCGTCTTTCTGCTACCATGTTCTCTGTCGAACATGCAGCCAACCCAGACTACGCCAAGTACGTCCGTTCGCCCCAGGTGGCTGCAACAGTAGCGGAGAACTTGCAGTTCAAGGGGGAGTACAAGGATTCTCCGGCCCGCCGCAACATCGAAGCCTACGCCAATCTCCAAGCCAAGAGCAAGAACCCGTCTTTGACCCGTGCTGCTCGTGGTGTGGCGAGGAAAGGGCACGACCTCCGATCTCTCTCCGATCAGGCCGACGCCTTGCTGGTGAAAGGGCCTCTCATCAAAAAGGTCATCACCAACAAGGCAGGCCACAGACAGACAGTGTACGTCCGTGCTGACCCGGAACCTGGCTCCGGTATGGCTGCGCGTAAGCGCATGATCGAAGAGGCCCGCAAGCCTAGAGAAGAAGCTCCTTCTGAAAAGGAACTCGCACGAAAGAAAAAAGGCGAAGCCTATAAGGCTGCTATGATGGCGGCTAAGGGTGTCGCTGGGAAGTTTCTCAATGCGGGAAAGCGTGGGCTACGGGCTGCTGTTGAGGCGGCGGCTGAGAGGAAGTATGCCAGCCTTCCTCCTCACGTTCAGGACCGCGTGCCCCTCGCGTCATTCAAGACGCACGCTTTCAACGAAGCTCTGAATATGCGTGCCGCTCATGGTGGGGTGAGGAAAGGGCACGACCTCCGATCTCCCTCCGATCAGGCCGACGCTCTGCTGAAGGCTGGAAGGTCTCGCAGTGATGTAGGCTCCTACATCGAGCGGTTGAAGGCCAAGCAGTCCGGTGGTTCTGACCCAAAGTCCGCATCGAAGCCCGCTTCCAAGCCTGTCCCCACTACTGGGGGGAGTAGGTCCCACCTCGTTCGGAAGCAGATCACGGACAAGCGTGGTCATCGTAAGACGGTGCTCGTGAATCCTGAGAACGAGAAGGAGAAGATTTCGCAGGAACATCACGACCGCTTCGTCAAACAGGTGCAAGAGCGTGTAGTACGTCGGGCCAAAGGCCGCAAGGCGAAGAATGCGGCCCGTAAGACGATCTCTCCGCACAGCACTGGGGGCTATCGTCGCCTCGACGACCGTTGGGGTGGTGACGCAATGGATTACGTTCAGTACCCAGAGCACACTTCGCGTCCCTTCGCGAGTGTGCCGACTCACATGGCCGATGACCCAAACCATGCCGACTGGGACACGCTCACTTCCTGGGGACCTGAGTCTGTTCGCAACGGTCTCGGCGAGGGCAGGGACCTCACGTACCAGATCTTCGTACCGAAAGGTACGCACGCTTCCGCGAAGGTCAGGTACTTGGCATCCTCATTCGCTCAACATCATCAGCGCGATGTTGAAGTGCGTAAGGACGGGACGCTCGCTGTTCGCAGTACGAGGAACGGTCGCGAGGTCGGTGCTCCGACAGGGCTCGCGAGGAAGGAACTCCATTCGCACGAGCTGAGTCACGAGGATTTCAGGAAGCAGCAGGAGAAAAGGCGCGAACAAATGAGCAACCTCGACGATCTCCCGGTGGGCCAGAAGTTCTGGCTCTAAACTGGCGATTGCTGGGAAAAACTCGCGGTCTATGGGTTCAAAGTTTTTGTTCAGCACAGTCCTCCGAGTACCCTGGCTAGGGGGGAGTCCCTCGCAAAAAACCCTCCAGCCCGTACACATATTTTTTGTACCCCAACCGAGCAGGAGATTGGACAAATGCCGTACAACATGGTGACCGAGATAGAGGTCACGCCTGAGCAACAGGCGAAAATCAACGATCTACACGGCGGCAAGCCGCGTCGTGTAGACGGCAAGATGAAGCTGACAGAGCCCATCATGCCGCTGGAGGAGGCGGTGTCAATCGTGACGGGTATCCCGTTGGCAACGCTTCAACTGACAAACTTCAAGCTGGTGCTGAAGCGCCCCCGTGGGCGTGGTATGATCCAGGTTGCCCACACGCCGTGGAAGGGTAGATGATGCGTAGAGCCTTGGTTCTGTGGAGTGGCGGCATAGACTCGACGACCACTCTATACAAGCTCCTGAAAGAGCAGGAGTTTTGTGACTACGAGGTCGGAGCACTGTTCTTCGACTATGGGCAGCTCGGGTTCCAAGGCGAGCTGTCCTGCGTTCGCGAGGTGGCGCGACACATTCGGAGGGTCGAGTCCGATTGCCAACATAGGTTCCTCGGATTCAAACAGGCCAGTGTCTCTCTGCCCGATCACTTCCTGACCGGTGGGGCCGCAGCCAAATACGGCGACGGTTTTTCACCGGCTCTCGTTCCTATGCGTAACTCGGTCTTCGCCACGATTGGGTACTACCATGCCAGGCTCATCAAGGCTGATCTGATAGGGATCGGCATCAACTCGTCGGCGCGTATGCAGGACAGGACCAGTTTTCCTGACTGCACGCAGGCGTGGGTGGACGCCATGCAAAAGGTCTTCGACCTGGAGGACTCGGCTCGGGGCAATGATGAGTTTCCTGTCAAGCTGTACGCACCTCTGGTGAGCCTGATCAAACCACAGATCGCGGAGGAGGCAGAGCGGCTTGATGTTCCGTCGTACAACACCTGGGCTTGCTACTTCCCCAAGGAAATACACGGGAAGCAGCAGCCCTGTGGAGAGTGTGAACCCTGTAAGATCCGCAAGGCGGCGGGGCTCACCCTCGGAGGAGGTTTCTGATGCTCGATCCGAAAGAACATCCCAAGGTCGTACTGCTCCTTTCTGGGGGACTCGACTCCGCTGTCCTGCTCTACCAACTGGCGAAGGACGGCATCGAGATCTATCCCATGTACGTCCAGTTCGGCGACAACAAGGCAGCCAGCGAGGAGCTGTCGGTCGCCGTGTATCTGCTAAAGAAGATCAACATGACCAACTGGCACGAACGTCTCCGGCGTGTCACCATCCCGCCCTTCCCTCCGTGCGACGGTCCTGTGGCTCCTCTCGACTCAGACCTCGCAAAGGGCTACATTCCTGGGCGAAACACCATCCTCTGCTCGTTCGCCTACCAGTACGCCGTACAGGTCGATGCCGATGTCTGTATCGGCGTCACCGCCTCCGACGCTCCTGCCTTCCCTGACTGTCGCCCTGAGTGGGCCAGGGAGATGCGTCGGATCTACACCGCCAACAACAAGGCATTCGCTGATGACTCCGATGGGCCTGAGTTGCTCACACCTCTGATCGACCTTGATCGGTCACAGATCAGGACTCTCGCACAAGACCTCGGGGTTCCTGTCGACGCCCTCTCACGGTGCTATACCCCTCTTTCCGACGGTTCCCCGTGCGGAGA